CCGCCACTCTTAAATAAAATATATTGACTATTAGACAATATTCAGTGTATTATATAGACAACATAGTAACAAAAGGTTGCTATGCATAAATCGATTAAAAAAGGAAATAATCAATGAAAACTATTACCCCAACTGGACAAGACAAGGTTCTTGCCGTACTTAAGACAGGCGTTGCACTTACTGCAAAGCAAATCGAAGCTCGTTTTGGCGTAGGCAATGCACGTTCAACTGTGTCAGCTCTACGTATGAAAGGCTTTGCTATCTACTGTAACGAATCTGTAGATACAAAAGGTCGTGTCAAGAACAAGTATCGTATTGGCACACCAAGCCGTGCAGTAGTAGCCGCTGGTTACCGCGCACTAGCAAAAGCATCTGTTTAATACACATAAATTTTAAACCTGGGCGGGATTTATTCCCGCCCTTTGCTTTTTATAAGGACCAGTGTTGAAACTACTAGTAACGAAGATAAATTTTTCTTGTAGTTCCAGGGTCAAATAGTTTCAACAAATTTAATAAATATCAGTAGATGACAAAAAACCAATTAATAGAATTAGAAGGCGTAGTTACAAAGATTATCCCAGGCGGTAAGTATCTTGTTGAGCTTGAAAATAAGATGGAAGTCGTAGCACACCCAAACGGGCGTATGCGTATGAACAAGATTAACGTGCTGGTGAATGATCGAGTAACCATTGAAATGACACCCTATGATTTAACCAAGGGTAGATTAACCTACAGGCACAAATAAAATGTCAGCACCGCACAAATGTAAGGAAAATGGAAGAATTTATGGATATGAATCTTGCACCTCACATGTAGATGATGAATGGGTACCCAAGTGTATCTGTAAGGATGGATGTCAGTACACTAGCAATGGTTATAAAAAACAAGATTACTATGTAGAAAGAGCAGCATAATGTTAACACTAACGCCAACAGCAAAAGAATATCTAAGCACAATGACTGAGCATGAGAATAAAAACTATGTTCGTCTAGGTGTTTTTGGTGGCGGTTGCAGCGGGTTTACATACAAGTGGGATTTTGTTGATGTTGCACAAGATGGCACTCTAGTAGAAGATCTGCTTGTTATTGATAGCATTTCAGAGATGTTTGTAATTGGATGCACAGTTGACTATGTTTGTGAACTAGGCGGCAGTTATTTAAAGGTAATTAATCCCCAAGCCAAATCAAGTTGCGGGTGTGGCGAGAGTTTCGCAGTTTAACACTGTTTTCATATAACAATACTATCGATAAATACTATAAATGTTTACTTGAGGAGCATTTATGGTCGCACCAGTTTGGGTAACTCCCCCAGGGTCTCTTGGTACTGTCGTTGAAAACGAGTTTTACCAGGTACAATTAAACGCAAATAATGCCGATACCTATGAGTATTTGAGTGGCATACTTCCTGATGGGATTCGTATCACCATTTATGGGCAGTGCGAAGGCTTTCCTAAAAGTGTGGACTATATCCAGGGCGTTCCCCAGGAGGTTGGCACAGATGTAACCAGTGAGTTTGTGGTAAGAGCTACCAGTGACGATGGGTTGGTAGCAGATAGAGTGTTTACCATGACTATCACAGGTCCCGATGATCCAATAATTGACACTCTTCCAGCAAGCGATCTTGGCAGTTACTTTGACGGGCAGGAAATTTCTGTACCACTAACAGCTACTGATCCAGATCCTTTTGATACACAAACCTGGAAAGTTATTGGCGGCGCATTGCCAGCTGGTGTTACATTAAGCACCAGTGGACTATTAAGTGGATGGCTATTACCGGTGCCATCAGAAACTGGCACACCAGGCTTTGATGTTAATAACTTTGACATAGGTAGTTTCAGCTTTGCTACACAAAGTGTGAGTAAAAACTATAAATTTACTGTCGAAGTAGTAGACAGCACTAATAGATCATCTACCAAAGACTATAGTTTATACGTGGCAAGCCGCAATATATTAACCGCAGATAACACGGATCTAACAGCAGACACCTTTAGTCCAACAGTGGACAGCCTGCTTATTGAAAGTCAGATTACAGCGGATCTAGAAGTCAAACGTAGTCCTTATATTGTAACAAAGCCTGCAGATTTAGGCACAATACTACACGACAACTATTATAACTTCCAGTTTATGGGCTACGATTTTGATGGAGACCCACTGGAGTTTTCCATCACCACAGGTGCTGCACTGGGATTTGATGCTCTTGGATCAGGATTTGACCAGGATATATTTGATCGTGGTACATATAGTTTACCGCCAGGACTTACCATGGATATGAACAGTGGTTGGTTGTCTGGATATATTCCCAACCAAGCAGCAACTACCACAGAATACCAATTTGCTGTTAAGTGTTATAAGAAAAACAGTCCTGAATACGAAAGTCAGTTGGTATACTTTACACTGACTATTGTGGGCAATGTTGCTGGCGTAGTGACTTGGCCAACTGCTGACCTGGGCACTATTAAAACAGGAGATGTGTCAGAGCTAGACATTCGTGCAAGCATTAGTAACAACAAACCTGTGCAATATGAACTTAAATCTAGTTACCCTAACAAACTACCACAGGGGTTGCGTTTGGAAACCAATGGATTGGTTACAGGTCGTGTTAGTTTTGAACACATGATGTTTGACACTGGTACTACTACATTTGATGGTGTGAGCAACACACTGTCAGCAGAAACAACCTTTGAGAGATCTTACAGTTTCACAGTTAGAGCATACTCCAACGATCTAACTATCGACACTTTTCAGACATTTACTATTGATATAACACCAAGTTCCTTTAAACCTTATGAGAGTTTGTATATTAAAGCATTGCCTGTAATTGAACAGCGTGATATTTACAGTAGTCTTATCAACAACGCAGACGATATTGATCCTGCGGATGTATACAGAAACGGTGATGTAAACTTTGGTATCCAGGGAAATATTAGAGCGATTGTTGCTAGTGGATTAAACCCTGTTCCCAACACTGACTATGTGGAAGCAATGGCACAGAATCACTTTAATAATACCCTGCGATTTGGTGGGCTTAAAGTAGCCAGAGCCTATAATGCAGATGGTACTGGCAAATACGATATTGTTTATATTGAACTAGTGGACAAGGGCATGGGCGTTGATCCAATTACAATGCTGCCAACACCAGCTGGTCAGAGTATTGATTTACAGAAACAACAGAGTGTTACTGCAATGAGCGGATTTACCAAAGAGATTCGTGTTAGTGATGGCTGGCCTAAAATGGACACTGGCAATCTGAGCACTGACCAAAGTAACTACAGATATGCATATCCCAATGCTATTGAAAACATGCGTACTAGAATTAGAAGTCAGATTGGCCAAGCAGTACTTGAGAGACTTACTCTGCCAGAATGGATGCAGGACAAACAACTACAGGATTCAGGCAAGGTTCTTGGATGGACACTATCAGCACCTGTTGTTTATTGCCAGCCAGGACAGGGCGACAAGGTTGCCTATCTACTAGAGCAGAGAACCAGTATTGATCTCAAGAAGATTAGTTTTGAAGTTGACAGATACATTCTTGACAATAACTTGAGTAGATACTACAATAAAGAAACAAACAAGTGGTTGAATACTGCTGAAACTACATTTGATGTAGTGAATAGTCAGACTCAACCAAACTTTACACAAGCAACTACACTAGACGGTGATCAAACTAGATTCTTTGCAAGTGTAGACAAATATCAAGAACCTGACGATGGAGACATGTATCTTAAGTTTCCGCAGAGATCAGTGTTTAGATAAATAATGTTAATATATACGGAGTTTTTAGATGGCCTCTTCAATTAATGCAAATAACATAGACGGTACTTACCCTATCGCTGGTCAGGACAATGACAGTCAAGGCTTTCGAGATAATTTTACCAATATCAAAACTAACTTTACTAATGCTAAGTCTGAGATTGAAGACCTGCAGAGTAAGGTAGTGCTCAAGAGTGCACTAACTGGCACCACACTGGACAACAGTGGCGGTGGTGCTATTATCAGTGACTTTGAACAAAAAGATATGAGTGAAACTCGTGTTTCCAAGGGAACAACAAGTGGCGCAATTACATTTAACTTTGCAGAAGGCCCATACCAAACTGTAACAACAAGTGGCAGTATTTCACCAGCATTTTCAAACTTTCCGGCAAGTGGTAAAGTTGGTAAGATACGCCTTGAAATTACAATTGCAAACACAGCACATACTGTAACACTACCAAGCAGTGTTACCATTGGCGCAGATACATTACAGGGTATTGTTCCAAGCACCAAAGTTATTACTTTTGATGCAACTGGGACTTATATTTTAGAATTTAGCACAGATGACGCTGGAACAACTGTTGCAGTTAACGATTTAACTCGCACACGCACAAAGCAGGATATCCGTAGTATTTCAACAGCAAACGACCACGGACAAAGCGGCGATATTCCAGGAATGATGGTAGTAGATTCTACAAACATTTATGTATGCACAGGCACATATGATGGCTCAACAGTTATCTGGAAAAAAATAGCATTAACGGCAATAACCTAAGGGATTAGACAATGAACAAAGATCAATTTAAAAACCTACAAGCAAAACTAGAGAGCATCTGGAACGAAGATAGTTTCATCGTCAATGATGCTCCTGTTGAAGAAGCCGACGAAACTGAAGTTGCTGAAGCAGTAAAAGGTCCTGGAGTAGATGCAATAAATGATCTATTAGACATGGGCGTTAGCAAAGAAGACTTATTTGATCAAATGATGCGTGATCACAGTGATGACGAGCTTATGTCATTTGCAGACGATTTCCGTCGTATGAATGACTTCCCTGGAATGGAAGACTAGGAACTAAGATGAAAACACCACAGGAATTTAGAAAACTAATTGAATCTATAGAAGTCCAGGAAGCAGCAGACGGTCCTAAAGAGCAACTCATGGACATCATGGAACAACTACGCCAACTATCCGCCGAGGCTGCTGGTATTATGGCAGAGCACTTCCCCCAAGCTCATCAGCAAGGCGATGCATATGACACTTCATTTGAAAGCATTTTAAATTCTATAGCAATTTTGAAGATGCTGCTAATGAAGCGGCATGGATGATGAACAGGCCCTTCAGAAAGTTGTCAGTAAATATGATGTTCCTATTGAAGAACTAGAAGATTACATGGGTAGATAAGAAACATATTGCATTAAAAGACTCCTGCTAGTATAATATAAACATATTGCAGGAGTTTTTTTATGACACAAATTGATCTAAACAAATACAAAGAGTTTGTAGACGCTGTTACCAGCGATGAAAGCAAAGATAACAGTGCATATCAAATGCGCCACAATCTATTGCAAAATTGTAGAACAGCAAACATTCCCCAACTAATGACAGCCGCAATGGGATTGTGTGCAGAGAGTGGCGAGTTTACCGAGATTGTTAAGAAAATGTTGTTCCAAGGCAAGCCATTGGATGCTGATAACATCTTCCACATGAAGAGAGAATTAGGCGATGTACTCTGGTACTGGATGCAGGGCTGTTTGGCTATGGATGTAGACCCTAATGAAATTATCCAAATGAATATTGATAAACTTAAAGCACGTTATCCAGGTGGTGAGTTTGATGCTCACTACAGTGAAAACAGACAAGAAGGCGATGTTTAAATGCATCCATTATCTCCTAATTTGAATGATATGAGCGATACTGATTTAGACGAAAGAATTAAATCACTAAACACTAAACTTGTACAAGCATATCAGAGTTCTCCAGGAGTAGTTAATCAGATTCGTATGATGTTAGATGACTTTACTGAAGAACGGATGCGCCGAGACAAAGAACAACTTAACAAACTAATGAAACAATCAACAGACAAGGGCGATAATTGGGACGATATTATCGATATTGGATAACAAATGATTTCAATTAAACATAAATTTTTAGCGACAGTTATTATTGACGGCAGTCTTATTCCCAATAGTTGGGATCTAACCGTTAACTTAATTCCCAACTCCGTTAACTCGAACCATGATGTGGCAATTGCTACTGAGAGACTTAACGTGTGGATTGAAGCAATGCTGGACAACTCAGTGCTGGTTGGTCCTGATGACATGGAGTTGTTAAAAAATATAGGACCACTGCCATTCTCAATCGGTGTTCATCCGTTGATCGATGAGCCATATGACCACATTGTAGGTATTAGCATTTACACAAAACTAAGTGCTATCTTAGAAAAGAAACTATTTGTTGATAGTCTTTATCTAGAGAGTTACCAGGGCGGAAATATTAGCCATACACACCATGCTGAGGAAGGTGATATTGAAATACTCAGAAGTGCAGTCAATCCAGGACAAGAAGAATATGCAGAATACTGGTATCGCAAAGACCCAGTGTTCTTTAGAGTGGATCAAGAAGGCATTAAACTAGTTGAACAAACCTGGAGTGAACTAGAACTTGGTTTTAATAAGGACAAGGCAGAAAAAAATATTGTTAAGTTGTCGGAGTTTAAACCTAGAATTATCCCTGGTGATAAAGACGATTAACGATGGTAAACCTAGACCAATACTCTAGACAGATTTATACAGAAGATGATGCTCTGCAAGCTCTGTATTTAAATCCTGCTCTGGATCTAACTATGCTAGATATTGAATCTGTAAATCAATTTAACCAAGCAAGTCAATTACTATACTCTGGATTAGAGTTAAAGGCATCTGTTGCCCTTGATTGCAGTGTTAACAAATACCACAAACAAAACCAATCACAGTGGCACATGCCATCTGAGTATGCAGAGTTTGATATTGCTGCATGGTGTTTAGATCAATGCGAGAACGACGAACAGATGCAAAGAGTAGGCCAGGAACTATTAATGTTTCAGGAAAGAGATATGCTACCACTTCTTAATTTCCTGAGATATTTTATTTCAGTAATGCGAGAAAACGACGTCGTTTGGGGTGTAGGAAGAGGTAGTAGTGTCGCAAGTTATGTGCTATACTTACTTGGAGTGCACAAAATTGATTCACTGTACTTTGATCTCGATATACATGACTTTTTAAGATAAATATAATATACGCATATAATATTAGGAGACCGTAATGGCTAAAAAAACGTATAGAACTGCTCAGGGAAAAATGGTTGATTTTGGCACACTATTAAGCCAGAATGAAACTGTCCCAGCATTGGGCAATATGAATGTTAACGCTCGTGGAGATGAGATTGCTCCTGGTGGCGAGATTGTAAAAACCCGTGCTCAAGTCATGCGTGAGTATCATGAAATGAATACCATGGTCCCACAGGATGGCGCGATTCCTGAAAGTGCTCAACAGGCTATTGTTGAAGATGACTTTGTTGATTGGGAACCAAAAGTAGAAGCAGAACCAGTTAAAACACAGGAATCTGCGGAACAAGCACCAGCCGAAGCAGCAAAGCCCAGCGGTGGATTAGCAGCAAGCATTGCAGCATCAAAAACAGTGGTTAAAAATGTTAAACAAACACCTAAAGCAAATGATAAAGCAGGAGTAACCAGACTTTAAAATGCCAGTACTTAACACAAATATTTCAGGAAAATTTACACCATTGCGTGACGGCGTACTAGTTCGTAGTATGAAGTTTAGCGAATCCATTACCAAAGGTGGAATTATTGTACTTGACGATAATGCAACTACTCGTGGTATCCATCCACGCTGGGCAGAAGTTATTGCAGTGGGCCGTGAACAGGATGATGTCCAAGTTGGACAGTGGGTTCTTGTAGCACATGGACGCTGGAGCCGTGGATTTACCTTGAATGGTGATGAGTCACGCACTGTTGATCCCAAGGATATTCTTGGTATCAGTGACACTCCTCCAGACGAAGATATTTACACTCCGACGATGGGACATCAAACTAATGTCTGAGACAGTAAACAGTACTTTTGATTTCATCCATAATTTAGAGACTGACAATATTCTGTTAAAACAGGAAATAGCCCAGATGCAAAAAACCAATCACACTCTGATGATGCGCATCAAAGAGCTTGTAGAAGAAGTTGACAAACTAAAGAAATCATAGTATTATTATATCATGACAACACATGGTATGATAGATTTAGAAACCCTGGGTACTGCACAGAACACTGTGGTGCTTAGTCTTGGTGCAGTTAAGTTCGATCCTTTCAACAGCGAGGATCCAACCCATGCACTTTATATTAAACCTGATGTAGATGAGCAAACTGCTACACTCAACAGAACAGTTGATGACGACACACTTAGGTGGTGGAACAGTCAACCAGAAAGCATCAGAGACGAAGCACTGTCTGAAGATGACAGGATTAGTTGCCCAGAGTTTATTAAGCAAATTAATCGTTGGTGCGTCGGTATTGATGTTTTATGGTGCCAGGGTCCGTTGTTTGACTATGCTATTCTTGAAGACTTTTACAGGAATATGCAGCAACCGTGTCCCTGGCATTACTGGCAGATTAGAGACTCAAGAACATTGTTTGCTTTAATGCCTAAAGATCCTAGAAAAGATATCCAACAAGAGTTACATAATGCACTAGCAGATGCTTACTTCCAAGCACAGTGTGTTCAGAAAACCTACAAACACTTTAACATTACAACAGGGCGATAGAATGAATAGTATGACTAAAGAAGATGTTACCAAATGGGCTCTAAATCAGATGAACAAGTATGGTATTAGACACCCCGACACATACACAGAGCAAGAGTTAATTGACTTTAATCCAACAGTTCCTGTAAACTTTATTAAACAACATGTTAAAGAAAGAGACGCTGCATGAAAGAACTTTGGACTGAGAAGTATAGACCAGATACGTTAGACGGATATGTGTTCCGTGATGATGCACAAAAGCATCAGGTCGAAGGCTGGATTGCCAGTGGTATGATCCCGCATTTGTTGTTTAGTGGGGCACCTGGTGTAGGCAAGACTACACTAGCAAAGATCCTAATTAATCAACTTGGTATTAACGAATACGATGTGTTAGAGATTAACGCCAGTCGTGAGAACAGTGTTGAATCAGTTAGGGAGAAGATCACTAACTTTGTAGCAACCATGCCCTTTGGTGAGTTTAAGATTGTACTACTTGACGAGGCTGACTACATCAGTCCAAACGGTCAAGCAGCCCTGCGTGGTGTTATGGAAACATATGCCAGCACAGCACGGTTTGTCTTAACCTGCAACTATCCCAACAAAGTTATCCCAGCATTGCACAGCAGATGCCAGGGCTTCCATATTGAGAAGATTGACACCACAGAGTTTACTGCACGTATTGCCACAGTGCTGGTAACTGAGAATGTTGAGATTGATCTGGACACGCTGGATAGTTATGTAAAAGCAACCTATCCTGATCTGCGTAAATGCATTAACTTGGTACAGATGAACACAGTGGACGGAAAACTTATTCGCCCACAAGAGGGTGATAATGCTACAGCAGACTACAGACTTGCTGTAGTAGATCTGTTTAAAGAAGGAAAGATACTGGAAGCACGTAAGCTATTGTGCAGTCAGGTACGTGCAGATGAAATGGATGAACTGTTTCGCTGGATGTATGATAACCTAGAACTATGGGGCTCTACACAAGAGCAACATGATGCGGCAGTGCTTGCTATTGCTAAGGGGTTGCGTAATATTCCCATGGTTGCAGATCAAGAGATCAATTTGGCGGCAACGCTCGTAGAATTAAGTCAGATAGCGTAGCATAATACTTCGTCTACTAACAACATCAACAACATCGCAACTATGCCAACTGTAGGCGTCATTGCGTATTATCCAACTAGTATTATTAGAGAACGGTATTTGTTTAAGGCAAGTACCGTTTTCGTCATTTAAGTTGGTGCCAGTATCTCCACTTAAATATAACTGCCAGGCTATATTAATTTGACTGGCGTCTACATGATTACCTACAGCATATCCTGCTGTATCTTCGTATAAACTATCCATAATAGCACGGTTACGACTGTAACTTAGATCTTCTAAGCTATAAACAGCCTGTTGAATATTAGTGTGAGACATGATATTTTTCGAGTATTCTCGCCAGAATTTAGATCGTAAGTTGTATATCCGACGATTAATGTTTAACCCGGGGGTGTTACTAAGCCAGTTATCAGTGGGCCAATGCGTGTTGCATAAATGTAACAGATCAGGGTGTAGAGTATCCTCCACGACTACATGCCAGAACGGATCCCAACAAACCTGTGCATTTTTTATCTGATTTATGGTGAAATCCTGGTATTTTTGCCAGTTTATTGTCATAATAGTACTTATCTTTGCCCAAAACGGTTGACTATCTACTAGGGTGTGTTATTATATGTATAGTTAGAGAAAACGAAACAAAGGACCAAACGATATGAAAAACTTAAACGAAGTAGTAATTGGAACAAAAGTTACCGGAAATTGGGGCGCAATGATCGCTATAGATGAAGGTGTTGTTGTTAGCATCATCAAATCAGTAAGCGGTGTGTCAGTTCCTCCAGTTGCTGTTGTGAAATGGGAATATGAGAGCGGTCGGATTTGGCATTGTGATTACAACATCGCCGATATTAAAAATAAGGGTGAAACGTCCGTAAATGGTTCCCCAATTGGTGTTTATATCGACGATAGTTTGTAGGAATGGTTGACTAAACACTAATCCGTGTTAATATAGTTATAGTTAGAAAACACAAACACAAAGGACCAAACGATATGACACGCATTGATCCCAACACCATGTATCCTCTTGAAGATGTTATGGCACTGGCTGTAATGGCACATCGTATAAACGATGATTATCTTGTTGTTGCTTTAACAGAAACAAACGACAGGCAAGAAGTAGTACGACGTCGTTTCGCTAATAAAGACCTGATTAAGTTTGGCCTGGGTATTAGTAAACTTACCAGTGTTGATCTTGATGGCAATCCTGATTTCCGTGCTGACAATGTTGCTGACGATGAAGACCTAGAGCAAGCACAGGAAATCATCTCCTACTATCAGGGTCTGATGATGAAGGCAATCAGTGGTAAGATCAACACCTTTGAAGAGCGAGTATTGCAAGTAGTGCGTGATAGTAAAGTTTCAGTACGAGATATTGGCGTTGTCGCGAGCCTTCCCAAGAGTTATGCACGAAGTGTTGAGCGTGAGAAGGTAGAAGAAACGCAACGATCTCTTAGTGTAGATAGCCAGCTTGTTGGAGCAGTAGGAGAAATCATGGATCTTGATCTAGAGATCCTACGCATGAACTATATTCAAAAGTTAATGTGCCATGTGGTTAACGCCAAAGATGCTGCTGGAAACCTGATTGTATTCTTTACTTCCAAAGAGCATGAGTTCAAGGGTAAAACTCAGGTTAATGTTCGCGGACGTATTAAGCGTCATCAGGTTAGCAGTTACCACGGTGGTAACGAAACAGTTTTAAACTACGTAAAGGTAGTTTAACAGAGACGAGCCTTTTAACCCAGGGCTAGTAGGGTGTGGCTTCCCTATGATGAGAAGCGGTGTGGTAACCGTAAAAAAAAGCTCGAAGCCAAGTAGGCAATGTTATCTGGAACATTTTAAGACGACCTATGGTGGAGCCTATAGATAGAACACGGCATTGAAGCTAAGTTGCCCCAGACACAGAAAAACAGGGTGTACCTTAATTGATACACCCTGTTTTTTATTTGTTAGTCTAAAATTACATTATTAGGAATTGTCGACGTAAGACTTTGTCATCATCTCTGTGACAGCAATGTCAGCTTCAACATGATTAGTACTGATATTCATCGGGTACCAACCTTGGGTTGCATCGATTGTGCCGTTGTTGTCGCCAGTGTAAGCACTAGCGTGTGCCCAGTTAAATGATGCATCTTGAGTAAAGTCTGTAATTTCTGTAACAGCTGAATTTGAAACAGTTTCCCAGCTATCAGTAGTTGTACAAGTACAAGTGTAATACTTTCCATCATCAGCTTGCTTTGTATAACCACATGCTGACCAAACAATGTTTCTGTCATTATCATCGTCAACATAATAGTCATTGAGTAATTCAACTTTAACAGGAATAGTTTGTGTTCCATCAGCATTTGGGTCAGTATCACTGGTTACATCATATGTGTAAAGTGTCGCTGATGTAGCTGAAATTTCTAAAGATTCAGCTACTACTGTGCCGTCAATAGTAATTTTAGCTAGTGCATTGTCGTCACCAGCAGAATCTTGTTGTAATTTTAGAGCAAATTTGTATTGCGCCATAAGAGAAGTTCTCCTTAATAGTAAACATGTTTATGTTGTTATTTATCACCGTATATTGATAACACTTCACTTACGGCTGGATGTCTTTCAATATCCCCATGTGTAAAGTTAACCATTCTAATAAATTGACTATTGGCAAACTGTTCAAACAATCTACCAAAATCGATGAGCCCGTTCTGTGCCTCACGTCGATCTGTTTGTTGGACATCGCCTGTAACAACCATGCGACTATCGTCACCAATACGTGTTAACAGCATCTTCATCTGGTTTGGCGTAGCATTCTGCATTTCGTCTGCAATAATGTAGGCTTTCTTAAACGTTCTCCCCCGCATAAATGCAAGCGGACTAATCTCAATAACACCCTCTTCCAGCATCTTTTTAACTTCGTTTGGTGAATAATATTCTTGGATAACGTCGAATATAGGTCTTGTCCAGGGTTCCATCTTGCTGTTAAGATCGCCTGGCAAGAAGCCGTGTTTCTCATCATCAACACCTACTGCTGGGCGAGTGACAACTATGCGGTCAACTGTGCCGTCTTTATATTCTTTAATTGCTGCAAGCACTGCGAGCATGGTTTTACCGGTACCAGCAGGTCCGATACCAAACACAATAACATTGCTGGGATTTAATAATTTTTCGATATACGTTTCTTGATTAAGGTTTCGCGGAACTAACACAACTTGTTTTTTGCGTGTGACATAATGATCCATGTCAATGACATTACTGTTTTTTTGATTGTTGTTTTGATGTTTATGTTTTTTATTAAATCTTTGTCGACTCATTTAATGTTGTCCTCCTGTTGTCAAGAAGAGCATCACACAGCCAAAAAACTGAATCTGTAAATTGGAGCATGCGCCCCCCTTTCACTAGATATTTAAAGTTGCTTTATGATCATTATCAGTGTATATTATATTGTAGGTGTCGTGACACTATAAATATCTTTATAATCAGTGAGAAATTAAATGACAGTACTAATTGCCGGCGGTGATAGTTTTACATTTGGCAGCGAGTTACCCAGTCAAGAACATGCTTGGGCTAATTTACTTGCTGATAAACTTAACATGAACATATGCAATACTGCACGACCAGCAGCAAGTAATAGTGCTATTCGCCGCAATGTAATGAATGCAGTACACAAGTACCGAGATTTAGATTTATTTGTTGCAGTTATGTGGAGTTTTCCCAATCGTTATGAGTTTAGATTTGCATATGACACAGGACAGTTAGATAGTCCTTGGTATAGTATTAATCCGTGGACTTATAACGATGAGAACTTTGAAGATCATTTCTTTAATAAAGATAATAATACACTTAAAAAACAAATAGAAAATCGTAAAAACGCAGAAGCACTAGGCATGACTAACTTTGCTAAAAGTTATGTACAGAATGTAGCGCAAACCGAGTATTGGGAAATATACAACAGTTGGTGTGAGATAGTAATGCTGCAAAATTATCTTGTTAAGCATAACATACCTTACGTCTTTACACAAGTAGACAACAGTTTATTTGAATTTAATGGTAAGATAGATAATACACTTAGTACACTCAGAGCTGACATTGACATGACCAAGTTTATTACTAATGAAGGCATGTTTAACTGGGCAAAACGCACCAAACAACAGTTTTATACAACACACCCACATGAATCTGCACACAAGATTTGGTTGGATCAGATCTTGCTACAGAGTGATTTGTTGCATAAATACATTATATAACTTTAAAGGGCCCTGCTTATGGACATCGAAAACATCGTTAAAAACACTAAAAAGATCTACATGAGCGATAGCAGCATGGAAACTCTCATGGACTTTGAAAGAGTTCTTGATGAAGTTGACCTGTATGCTTTTAAAAATTGGAAACGTGGCGAACTCATTGAAGGTCCTATTAAGACCACTCATTGGGTAGAGTGTAGTTTTATGTGGCCTTATAAAATGATGCCTGATCCCGACGGCGGCAAGAGATTGCTTGGCTATAATGTTATCGTTGAATATAGCAAAGACAAACTTAAAACTCCAGTTAAGCTCAAAGACTACGGTGACTTCCAACCTGGCACAAGAAAGCCAAAACTTAAAACAGATCCAGTTTGGGTTGTTAAGATTAAAATGCCCAGTGAACTGGTTAAAGATGCAGTTGAAGGGTTTATTGAACTAGAGGGTCGTGAGATTGATATGGCTGACCTAGACGATGCTTATCAAGAAGATTTAGACAACATGACAGCAGGAACACCAACATAATGAAACTTAGTGAAGGCATGGACCCTAACGATCTAGTAGACAGAGTAAAACCTGAGGTACACTTTGACGAGTTTGGCGCAAAGATGGGATCAGATGATGATACTATCGTCGCCAGTTTTAAGGTCATGGGTCAATCAGCGGCTGTTGATTTAGAAACATTTCTAGAAAAAGGTTATGACTGGATCCTTGATGCTGAAACAAGTGCTGGGGAAATTGAAGACAGCCATTATTTGGTGTTTATTGAAGCAGAACGCCGTAGTAATTATCCAGAAAAGTTTATGGGTCTCATTAGTGATTTAAAAAATATTACTGGCATTGAAGACAGCGATTGGGCTATGCAGCCTTATCTGGGAACTAAAAAAGATCCAAAGTATAATCTAACTCAAAACAACATTTCAACACACGTACCGCTTAGTCCTAAAAAATACAGGGACAACCAAGCAGCGAAGCAAGTGATGGAAGGCATGTTAAACATTGCGAGAGTACCTCGCAAATCAGGAGATATCAATGAATTTAGAGCAACTGCAAAAAGACCTAGAGGTTGATGAAGGCGTAGTATACGCTGTATATAAAGACCATCTAGGTTATCCTACATTTGGCATTGGCCATTTAATTTTAGAATCAGATCCAGAGTATGGACAGGACGATGACACTCCAGTAAGCGAAGATCGTGTTACTGAGGCGTTCCAATCTGATTGCGAATCAGTGTTAAAAGACTGTGATATCTTGTATCCAGATTTTGATGACTTGCCTGAAGAAGCACAGTTAGTTATTGCTAACATGATGTTCAACATGGGCCGCCCAAGACTAAGCAAGTTTAAAGGAATGAAGCGCGGCGTTGATGCTAGAGATTGGGATGCTGCCGCTGACGAAATGGTTGACTCAGGTTGGTACAAACAAGTTACCAAACGTGCTGATAGACTGGTTGCTAGAATGAGAGCATTAGCCTAATGGGTCTTAAACTTGCAGGGATTATGATGATACTAATGCTGGCCATGGGTGGCATTGGGTATTGGTACTATACTGATACACAAAGTCGTATGAGTATCTTAGTTGCTAACGAAGCTAAAGCTACATTAGCAGTTCAAGAATCAGAGAAAGCCAAGAAGGTAATGGAAGAAAACTTCCAACGAATTACGCAAGAGCTTAAAGAAGTAAACGATAAGTTTGCAACAATAAGAGCCAGTAATAACGTATTGTCGCAGAAATTAGAAAAGCATGACCTAGGCGTACTAGCAAACAAAAAACCTGGCTTAGTACAGAAAATAATTAATAGAGCCACAGTTAATGTCAATAGATGTTTTGAATTAGAAAGTGGTGCAAAACTTACGGAGAAAGAATCAAATGCAAAAACAGGTAAAGCGTTCAATAATGAATGTCCTTGGTTGTGGAGTGGTGCTAGTACTCCTTAGTGCCTGTAGCTCACCAAGAGTACTTGAGATTACGACTACCCCAATAGCTAAACCTGAGCTAACTCTTCCCAGTGTAGATGTGCTTAGGACAAAGCCAGTAGAGTTTTTCATTATTACTCCTGAAAACTATGCTGAAGTATTTGCTAAGATTAAGAAAACAGGAAGACCTGTTGCATTATTTGCCCTAACAGACAAGGGATACGAGAATCTTGGAACAAATCTCAGTAGTGTTAGAGCTCTTATCGAACAACAAAAAACAATAATTGCCGCATACGAAAGCTATTACAAAGAGTCTAAAGATGCTATTGATTCAGCTAACAAGCAAATAAAAGAAACTGAAGACAAAGTTAACGAAGAAAACAGCCAACCCAAGCCAGGCCTACTAGACTCATTAAAGGGGTTGTTTTAATGGCTTCTATTGATGGTGGAACAATGTTGGGTTTCACTGAAGTTGGTGGTAATTCCTGTCAGAATTGTGGTCACGGTAGCCACTGTGGTAATCCTCTCAGAGAAGATGCATACAGCGGTCGTGGAGATCGGCTAGGTGTTATTGAGATTTGCCGACAGTGTCGTTGTAAGAGTTGTGAGAAAAAATAATGTCGATTTGGCGAAGAATTAAATTATGGTTTGATCCAGATCATAGACTTACAGTAAAGCATATGAAAAAGAATAAAGTCTTTGAAGTTGCATCTTTTAATAGTAAGCGAGACACTAGACTATCTGGTACTACCATTGACGGAAAGTATTTTCTATTAAAAAGTGAGACGCCCATGGAATATGAAATTATTCAAATGGACATCTCAGACAAGGCATACAAGGAGAAATAATATGTGGGACATGATCACTAATATGGCGACCGACAGAGTGTGGATTTATACAGGTATTGCAGGCAGTTTATTTGGTGCCGCTTTTGTATTTTGGTTTAAAGATACTTCAGCTGGGTTATGGTGTTATGCTAAGTTTGCAAGTATGCTAAACTACTTTGTAGAGAGATGGGGGTGGACTTGGCTCGCACCAAACCCAGATGCATGGAGAACCAAGTATCCACATATAACAATAAAGATAGACGAACTAGAAACCCGCCTTCAAAATCTGGAAAAGAAAAAATAAATGATAGTAAATAGAAGTTGCAGTTTCTGCAATTGGTCAAGACAGGTCCTAGTAAAAGGATATAACACTGTCTTTGGTAATACTATTCCATCCAAGAGACCAGTACACGAACTTAAGAAGAATGAACACGACGAAAAAATCAATCACAAGGAGTTAACTCAATGAGTGCTGAACAAGATAAAGCCAATGCTGAAGCTAAGAAACAGCAAGAGCAACAAAAATTAAATGATGCTGAGAATCAAAAGCATCAAGCTGAATTGCAGGAACAATCAGCTAACCAAAACAAACAATCTGCACAACAAAAACAAGATCAAGCGGCGGCTAACCAAAAGCAAGCAGAAGCCGACGCTGCCAAAGCACAAGCTGATCATGATGCCGCTTTAGCAGATGAAAAAGAAAAAGCAGACGAATATGCCGCCGCTGAAGCCGCTGTTGCAGAAGCACAAGGCAAGGTTATCGAAGTTTCTAAACCACAGTACACAGTTTCTGCTGCCGCAAGCGTTGCTGTTGAAACTGGCGGGTCAGTGGGAAACGATCAAGCTGGTGCTAGTTATAACGCAGGCGCACATGCTAGTGCAGAAGCAGGCGCAAGTGCAGGTTATGAAGTAACAGACTCTAGTGTTGCTGCTGGTGCAGAAGTTCATGCTAGTGTAGAAGCTGGTGCTGAAGCTAGTGGTGAAGCACACGCAAGTCAGGAAATTATCCCTGGAGTAGATGCTGTTGCTAGTGCAGAAGGTACTGCTGAAGCACACGCAAGTGCAGAAGCAGAAGCACATGCTGAAGGCAGTGCAGGCTGGGACGGAAGTGACGCAACTGTGGCTGCTTCCGTTGGAGCAAGTGCAAGAGCTGAAGCTGGTGTTAGTGGTTCCGCAGAAGCAGAAGCAGGTCTTGAAACACCACTGGGTGATGTTAAAGTGTCAGGCGAAGCTGAAGGCGAAGCAGGCGTACATGCAGAAGCATATGCACAAGCTGGCGGTTCAGCCAGTGTTGGTGAGCATGGCGTTGAAGTTCAAGGCGGTGCCATTGCTGGTGCTAACGTTGGTGCAGATGCTAGCGGTTCTGCTGGATTTGATTCACCAATCGGTGGTGCTGAAGTAAGCGGCGAAGCTGGTGTAAGTATTGGCGCTCAAGTTGGTGTACAGGGGTCAGCTCATGCTACTTACGAGGATGATACAATCTCGTTTGGTATCGACGGCCAGGCAGCATTGTTGCTAGGCTTGGATGTTGACGTTGATGTTGATGTTGACATTGGCCCACTTGTTGATGGCGCACAGGCTATCCTAGACGCAGGCGGGACTATCGACGAAGCCATGGACCATGTAACTGATGGTATTGACAAAGCACAAGACGAAGCAATCAAGGTTGCTAAACAAGCTGAACAGGCTGCCAAGCAAACTGCTAAAGTAGCCAACGATGCATACAAAGATGCAAAGCAAGCCACACAGGCAACAGAAAAAGTAGCTAACGATGCAGCTAAGGCATGCACACAGGCCGCTAACGAAGTTGCACACTGGGGCAATGAAGTAGCAAACTGGACAAACCAAGCATTCAGTGCAAAGAGTATGCAAAATACTGCTAACCAAACCATTAATGCATGTAATGGGGCAATTAATGACTGTAATAATGCTATTAACAGTGCAACGAAAGCAATTGATGATGCTGCTAAAGCTGCTCAGAAAGCCGCAGAACAAGCCGCAGCCGAAACAGCTAAGGCCGCTAAAGATGCTGCTGACTGGTCTAAGAAAGCCGCTAAAGACACAGGCAAAGCATTTAAGAAAGCATTTAAATGGTAAGTAATGTACAATTACCGGAAAAGGAGTAAAATAAAATGACAGTTAAAACACCAAAAATTAAAGTTCCAAAGGCACCAAAAATGCCTAAAGGCTGGGACAAGGCAATGAAAGATGCTGAAAAAGCAGCTAAAAAAGCACAGGCAGATGCCGACAAACTTGCTAAACAAGCTGCAAAGGCAGCAGAAAATGCTGCTAAACTAGCAACATCTCATGCTGATGAAGCAAAAAAAGCATCAATTGCCGCAGCAGATATTGGCGTTGATAGTGCTCAGCAAGCCGCAGACTCGGCAGCATCAGCAGCAAAGCTAGCCGCAGAAGCCGCTAGCAATACTGCAAAGCACATTATCGGTGGTCCTGGGTCTATCCCAGATTTCTTAAAGCCAGCTGAGCCAAGCAATCCTTTAAAAAAGTTAAAGTTTTGGTAAGATAGCAGAATGAAGGTAGAAACCCTTTTTTCTTGTCAGTATTTGACCGGGTGTTTAGAAGAAATAGACACCCGGTCTATTGCTGATATGGTATTAAAGAATTACCATAAAGGCAGGCTAATGTCCAAGGATATTGCAAGTATCCGTAACGAAGATGTTCGCATCGACTTTAACAGCGACATACAGCTACTGGCAAAACTATTATGTGAACAGTGGAAACTTGCATTTGATCAGGATATTGCATTGTGTTGGCACAGTGAAATGGTCAACGTAGATCCTAACCAAGCAGCATGGGCAGTCGTTCATGCTCCTGGTGACCAAACTAATACTCACAGTCACGAAAGTTCAGAAAACTACGAAAACGGCGCTCATGTAAGTGCGGCGTTCTGGGTACAATATCCTGAGCACAGTGGTGACTTTGTGTTTCAGTATAAGACTAACCCTTATTTAAATCATCAACATTCAATAACACCACAGCAAGGATGGTACTGCATGTTTGATAGTACCTTACCACATAACGTTACTAAAAATTTAAGTGACGATTTACGCATAGTTATTAGCATGAATTTTAAATTTTTAGATAACTAGTTATATATACATATTAAAAGGAAAAACAATGTCCACGAAACTTGGTGAAGATACAGAACTTACAATGCCCATTAAGACTATAGTAATGGTTGTTGCCTTCCTAATTTCGTCTTCATGGTATGTGTTTAACACACAGTCAAAGATTTCAAGTTTAGAAAGTGACATTGCTGTTATTCAGGAAAGCGTAAAACTAAACAATGAGTTTAGAACCGTTGCGCCTAATGCACCACAGTTAATTGAGTCTCATACGAAAGTATACGAGATACAATCATCCATTAATGCAATAAGGGCAACTTTAGAAATGTATGCCAAACAACCTAGTAGAGGACACACAGATATTGAAGTATTGAAGTCAACTGTTTGTTTCCTGCAAAAACAAATTGATGATATTAAGGGTGAGTAATTATGGAAAGATCGGAAGAGCGTCGTGTAGGGAAAGAGTGTAGATCTCGGTGGTCGCCGTATCATTAAAAAAAAAA